CCCCAGAGAGGCATTGTATTTTCTCCTAAGTTATTTAAGATTACATTATAAAGATATTTATAAAAAAGGAGGGTTTACCCTCCTTTTGAATTATTCTGCAGGGGTTTCTGCTCTTGTATTAATAGCAGCAGCGACAGTTTCAAGTAACTTATCATCCATATCGGTTTTAGTCAGTTTAACTGCCTTACCGAGAATAACTAAACATATATCTATAAGTTTTTCACCCAATTCCTCATTATCTGGAATCTTGGCGACTGCATCACTGATGATCTTCGATGCTAATGGAAGTAAAAATGATAACATGGTATTATAATAAGGTGCAAATTATATATCAAAGATAGGTCTTTTTAAGATTCTCACGGTTCTCTTTTAAGGATGAAATTACTTCTTCATTCACACCATCCTGATACTTACGACGCTTAACTTTAGAATCTCTTTTAACTAATGCTTTCTCAGATCCAGAGTCAGGTCCACACTCACAGTTATCTTCCTTAACAGAACTCATACCGTTCTTTACACCTTTGAGTTTCTTATTTTTATCCATCACTCCCATAGGATTATCTTCATCCATACCTTTAGTCATACTAGGCATAATGCTTACACCTTTAGCATCCTTTTCCATGAGTTCTTTTCTCCAATCAGAGAACCCTTCTCTTTTAGCAATTGCTTTTTTAACTGCCTTACGACGCTTCATCAAATACTTATCAGACTTATCATGATCCCCATCATTATCAACATCATGATCTTCTTGACCTACAGGATCTAATGCTTCTTTTGCAGTCTTTGCTGATTTCTTAAATGCATCCTTTGCTGGATAGTCTTTGTCTCCTGGTTTTGCTGGAGATTCACCACGCTTTCTCTTAGCATGAATATTTGCATAGAGACCTTTCTTCTCTTCAATAGTATTCTCTTCTGCAGTCTCATCTTCTTTGACACAGTTAGGAACTTCCTTACCGTTCTTCATTTTTGTGCCTTTTGCTTTGTAACCATCCCAGCATTTATCAGCACCAACATTCTTACGTGCTGCTTTGAGACCTTCTTCCATAGGGTTCATCTTATCTTCTTTGATAGGTTTATCCTTATTTATACTCTTTGGTTTTGTTCCGTCATGATCCCATCCGGGAACATGATCTTTTGCGAATTTTGTGAACTGAGGAGTACCAACAAGTCTATTATCAGAATTAGGATCTCCTGATTTATTAAATTGCTTATACTCTTTAATATCATCAATCCATGCTCTAAACATCTCACCGTCTTCAGTGACAGCAATTACATAGTTAGGTCCAGTGCGATGAACCTTACCAACTTTCTCTTCACTTAGTAAAGAAATATATTCCCCAACACTGAAAATCACCCCATGTCTAAATGAGGTGCGTTTAGCATCACTATTAAAATCTGAAAATTTCATCAAATAGGTTTACTGTTCCTACCTTCTATATATGCTTTTGAAAAAATGCCTGCTCGAACACCAGCAACTCTATCGTTCCTATATTCAACTGTTCGATATGCTTCACCTCTTCTGGCACCTAAAGTAGGATTGTACCCAGCACGTTCCAATTGAGACAATTGAGTGCTTTCTACCATTTTAGTTCTAAAAGATAAAGTAACATTTCCAGGACTAGTTTTAGTTAAGAATGGTTCACCTTGTGCAAATAAACTAATGTTGTTTTCATTCTTTCTTCCAGGACCATAATCTTTACCAAAGATTGCTTTGTTCTTCAATTCAGTATCCTGAATGTCACGATAATATGCAGTTCCACTGAAATCAGTAGTTTCTTTTTTTGCAATGTCTTTTCTAAATCCCACCACTTCATCATGATTATAAATTGATTTTCCTGCTCTAGAAGATATACCAGAATACTGTTGAAAATCTTTTACTCTTCGACCATCTTTGTGGGAAATAAAGATAACAGATTTACCTTTAGAATCAATACCTACAAAATCTGCTTTAGCGCCTGAGGGTCCAGGGACAAATCCAATGATATCTTTGTAAGTTGTAGATTTAACTCTCAATCTTACTGCTTTCATTTCACCCAATTCTTCAAGTCTTTTATTAATTTTAGTTAAAATTTCAAATTCAATTTGAGTGTCCGGAAAACGTTTAAGTTGTTTCCAGTTATCTAAAGTTTCTAATCTTTGATTCCAATAATTTGTCTGTCTCCACTCTCTTCCTGATTTTGGTTTAATCAAAATCCTAACCATAGATTCGGCGGTCTTAATATCAATGACTTCTAAGTTAGTTTGATCACTAATTTTTAAACTAGTTGTATATCTAACTCTTTTAAATTTTAAAAGTTCTAGAATAGAGTCATGTAAGTTAGCACGAAAAGAAGTTCTAAATGTTAATTTCCTCATTCCTTTGCGTTTAGTACGAGGAGAGAGTTCTGGTTTCCCAGAGTATCTCTCCTTATAGGAAACTTTGATATTGTCTGTCAGAAACACTAACAGTTCTTCTGCAGTTATAAACTTCATTGAGCATCTTACTCTACATAAATATTTAGATTAAAAAAATAAATTAACTAAGTTGTTCTTGCAAAGAAACTTTAAACTTTTTCAATGCTTCATAATGAGCAATATTATTTTCATTTATCTCAATATCACCCAATTCATCTGGTATTGTTTGTTCTAATATATCTTTCAATGTAGTAGCATCACTTAAGGATAGTTGTATTGTAATAGTTTGTTCTTCTGTCATCGGTCTCCTACCCTACGGTTTTCAGATTGATAAACATTAAATTCTCCACCAGGATAACGCTTCTTCAGTTTCTTCACATTTGTTGCAATGACTTCATCAAATGTAGTTTCCAAGGATTTGATTGCATTAGCCACATACCACATAATATCACCCAACTCCAGGATAAGATGCTCACGATTATCTTCATTCCACGGTTTTCCTTGGAAGACCATTTTTTTAATGATTTCAAGGAACTCACCCCCCTCAGCATTAATTCCAACACCAGCAGTAAGCAATCTCTCAATATTGGCACCTTGTCGATCAAGCTCACCAATACGGTCAGCAAAATCAACAAAGTTTGTAGAAGTATTTGAAGTAACTGCTGACACAAATTCTTCATAGCGTTCAAAATCAACTTTTTTATTCACAGGTAAATCCTCCAAATTTATTATTTAATGGTCCGTCATCATTGTTATCAGAATCAAGAATACCTTCTTGAGCTGATTGTTCCACATCATACAATCTCATTTTACTTCTGTCAATACCCACAAAAAATCTTTTTGATGCGAATACGTCATTGTATCTATTCTTTAATTGCTTCACCATAATCTGCCCCAGTTGCTCGTCCTCTTCAGATGAAGAAAGGGCAAACATAAAATCAGCAGTAGCAGGGAGACCAAAGGATTCAGAAGTATCAGTAAGGTCAATATCAGAGCTGCCAAAACCGCTACGAGTGGTTTGAGTAGCGGAGACGAGTGGCACATTTTGTTCCACTGCAAACCCACGAAGTTCCTCTGCAATGCCTTTAACCAATGTATAGGAATTGGCAAATTGAGGTTTATATCGCTGCGAAGTACAAATATTAATGTAATCCACAAAGATAATATCGGGTCTAAAGTCTTTCTTAAGAGAAAGATCACTAGTAAGAGACCTAAAATGTCCAACATGAGCAGATGCAGTAGGATATTCTTTAATTATAAGATCTCCAGGAGTTTTAGATCTCAGTGCAGTGACCTTACTATCAAAGGTTTGTTTTGATGTGTTAGGCAAATCTTTAATATTAATGTCTAACAAGTTAGCATCAATACGTTCTGCAATGCGTTCTTCTGACATTTCACAAGTAATATACAAAACATTATTACCCTCCAGCAAAGATGCTGCTGCCATATGACACATACATAAAGACTTACCTACACCAGTTCCTGCGATAATAACGTTAAGTGTTTTCTTTGGCATTCCACCTTTAGTAATCTTGTTAAACATATCAAGATCAAATGGAACCCTTTCCTCTACTCTATTATAGAATTCATACCGATCATCAGTATCATTCATATAATCATGTCCAATTCTATTATCGAAGGATACTGAGATAGCATCCTTTAGAATTGGGATAATGGCGCCAAACTCTTTATCACTCTCTTCGCCTTGAGCAATTGAAATACTCTCAAAAAGAGAAAGAAACAATGCTCGCTTTTGACACCACTCTTCAGAAGTTTTAATTAACCAATCATAATCAACATCTTGAATTTGAATTTTTTGTATTAGAGACAACGTATTGGAATACAAAGTCTCAGATATGTTTCTTACGTTTTGACAATCAACGGTTAAACTTTCTTTCGTGGGAACAGTTTGGTACTTGTTTACAAAATTACAAAACAATGTAAACAACAATCTATTCGATTCATCTTCAAAATATTCAATTTTAAGATTAGGGTATGCTATTATCCGAAATCGTTCATTGTAAATTAAATTACATATAATTGTAAATTCAATGTTTGTCATAAATTAAGATTTTAGTTTGAACTCTTGACCTGCTGCCCAATCAATTTTTTCCAATACTTCCGGAGTATAGAATTTTTCAGGGTTCTTTAAAATATCACTGCCGTAGTATTTTTTCCCATCAATTACATATCGAGTACTTTCTTTGACGAAGATCTCATACTTTTCTGCAAGTTCAAGAAGACCGTAATACCTATCAAGACCACGTTCATCAAAAAATAAACGTGTAGGTGCAACAATTGTCTCTTTAGTAAATCGAGACTTGTTCATCTTTGCTTTGATGATACCACCAACTACTTCAGTTCCATCTTTTTCCTTTGATTTAGAAAGATGTATGATTGTAGATGCAGCGTACTTAAGTCCTGTACCTCCACCCATATCAGATTTCTCCCCATATGGATTCATCGTATTGTAAGTATGATTAGTAACAATAAAAGGAACTTTAAGTTTACCTAATTTACCAGTAACTAATCTGAAAATAGATTTAACAATTTGTGCTTTTGTCATATCACGAACTTGCTTATCATCTAAGGCATCAGTTAGTTCTTTTGCAGATGGAAGCATACCTAAAGAATCAAGAATAATCATAAGAGGTTTACGCTCTTTCTCTTTCATCTTAAGCATATTGTCCAGTATGCGAATAATTTGACTACGAAACTCTTCAAGAGTATCTACGGGAAAAATATAAACTCTATCTGAATCAAAACCACGATCTACAAACATATCTTTAGAAGTTGCAGACTCAGTATCAAAGTAAAATACTGCACCATCTTTATTAGATTCAAGAAAATTCTTTGCTATCTCCATAGCATAATAAGTCTTTCCCGTAGATTGTTCACCAGCAAGACCAGTAATTCTGTTTTCTGGTATTCCTCCATAAATACTGCCACTCACAACAGCATTGAGGATATAAGATCCAGTGTCAATATATCCTTGACCTGATTCAAGTTTTGCGACTACTTTCATGTAGTCATTCTTTGCTTCTTTTGCTAATGCTTCAAACATAGTTATGCGAATAAAAAGTCTAGTGATGCTGTTCTTTCTCCCTGCCAACCAACAAGATCAAGAATGGTCTTTAATGGTTCTAAAAAACATTTATTAAATTGCAATTTATAATCTATATGATTATAAATCTCAACTTCTTCTGGAAACTCAGAGAGAAAGGCGAATACATTATGTCCAAGTTTATTTGGAGTTTTTATGTAAATATATTTTATTTTATCTCCTTCTTGAATGTACGGATACTTGTGATATAATTTATTCTTTTTAATTGAAAAATTATACAAAAGTGATGCTCTTACATGAATCGGACAACTTTTCTTGCAAAGAGTAACAGAATCTTTCCACTTTGTCAACCCCCTAACACTCCTTGGGTAAGATATATCTTCTATAGGGAGATTAGAAAAGTTTTTACGAAAATCTTCAACCAATTGCAAAAGTTCTTCTTCAGTTCCATCTACAATCACCTGGTACGCCTCTTTCAATTTAATTCTAGAAGCATTTGGAGTTGAAGATTTTACAGATTCAAGTCCCATAACTTTTAATTTGGGAGTGCTAAGAATGGTAGATTCATTAGCACGAACATTAAGAAGATATCTTTTCTTTGCAGTCCAAATACCTTTGTCTGCAATGTTCTCTCGCTTCATAATCATCTTCTGTTCATATGCCGATAGATACGAAGCAAGTTCCTCATAAGATTTCTTAATGAATGGTTCCAATTTTTCTTGAGCAACCTTATCAAGTATCTTAGTGATTGCTGCTTTATCGTCAGACTTAGGACTAAGAAATTTATGAACAAGAGGTCCAAGATTAAGATAGATTGAGTCGGTATCGACAGCGATGACATAATCGACATCTTCAGTTTCCAATAGGTTATTTAGGTAACCATTTATCTTATTCTCAATCCAACGAATAGAAACTTGCCCAGAAAGAGTAATTGCTTCAGCATTTATAAGTTTATAATAACGAAAGTATTGATTTCCAATAGCACCATAAGCAGAATTAAGTTGAATTTTTCTTGCCATTTGGAAGTTATTCCATTTGGTAATTTCTTTTTCTAACTCTGGAGTTGGATTCTTATCATACTCTGCCTCTGCCAAAAGCATACGCTTCTTATACATCTTACGTTCTTTGTAGATTTTATCCATTAATTCTGGAAGAAATCCACGAAAGTCTTTTCTATACTGTGCTCCATTTGGACAGACACATGTATCACCCTCAATGGTAATGTCCTCATTAAGAATACGTTCTACTGTTGCTTTTGGATGTCTTGACGGAAGTAACGTTTCCGGCGAGATGTTGTATTGCATAATGAGGTGAGGGTATAGGGAGTTGAGATCAAAATTGACCACCCATTCATAAAGACCCGGAATAGGGTATTTAACGAAAGCACCTTCATATTTTCTGTCCTTGTCTGCTCTTTCATTTGGAGGAATAGCAATATTTCTTTTAGTAAGTTCGTTGTAAATAATTTGATCCCACATACGAACTTGATAATAAACATCCGTATAATTTACTTTAGCATCATATGCAAGTGTCAATGCAAGATCAATCAGTTTCATCTTATCTTCCAACCGGTCAACAAGTTCTACGTCATGAATATTATAAGTAACGAATTTCTGCCAATCTTGAGTATAGAATTCTCGAAAAGTTGCAAACTCAGAGTGATCAAGTTTCTTCTGTCCAAGTTCTACCTCAGCAATATAATCTAGAGCATATGTTGGTTGAGTTTTATATGTAAATTTTTTATATAGATCCAAATAATCTAGAATACTAACTCCAATTATATCGTATTTGATATGATTACGACCCATCACTTCTACTTCTTTTTCATAAGCACGATTCCATGGAGACAAAGATTTGGAATGCTTTTCAGAAAGTACTCGTTCAACTCTCCTATAAATGTATGGAACGTCAAATAAATCTACATTCCATCCAGTAAGAATGTCAGGAGTATTCTCTGCCCACCAAGAAAGAAAATCTTGAAGCATTTCAGTTTCTTTCCAGAAGACTCTATACTCTAGGTCATCTCGATTATGCTCATACTCACGAGTTCCCCATACAATAAACTTTTTAGTGGAAAAATCTTTAATAGATATACACAGAATTTCTTCTGAAGTATCTTCCACTGAAGGAAACCCATTTTCTGCTGTAGTCTCAATATCAATTGTATAGATTTTAAGAGTAGATCTATCATACTCAATATCATCTTTAAAGTTTTGATTCAAATACTGATACAAAAACTTTTCATTACCATAAATTTTAAAATTCTCTATACCTTGATGCCGATCAATAAACTCTTTGGCATCCTTAATGCCACCAAATTCAAATTTTTGAACATTTTTTCCCTCCAAAGTTTTATACTTACTTTCTTTGGGACTAAGTGCATATAAAACTGGACAAAAGTGTTCTTTATATTGAACCCTTTGCCCATTTTCATACCCAATATAAAATATTTTATCTCCACTCAAATAGACATTACTATAGAACTTCTGTTGAGGGTGGGATGACGGCATCTTCATTAAGGAGTTGGGCAGAGTCTTCATTATCAAATGTTGGCAATTCAATGTCAGGTTTATCAGGATAAAGTTTTTTATACTTTAATCTGACAGTTTCATCAGGTTCAGCAATAGTAGTTATGCAAGTAGAATAAAGGAGCAGGAAATCCTGCTCAGTATACTCCGGAAACCTTTTAAGAGCAATACCCTTTCCAGATTTTACAATTTTTAAGGGATTTGCTAAAAATGCCTTTGGTTCAATTGGAAGTTCATAAATCCAAGTGATAATGTAAGTACCGTCATTCAGGAGAATTAGTTTCAGTTCCATCTGTTTTTACCTTAGGTTCAGTTGGAGCATCCTCATCAGATACTGGGGGATGCTTTGCAGTGTAGTCATTGTAAATATTATCATGGGCATCATAAAGAGTTATGACCCAATCTGCAGGAATGTAAAAATCCCTCTGCTTCGACAAAGGTGCCCAATGTTGATATGATACTTGAATCTTTACCCTAGCTTGACCTTCTAAATCATCATCAGGAATAAGTTCATCATCTTCCTCCTCAGGTTCAACAGGAGTAGTAGTCAACTGCATGCTGTAAGGATTTCTCAAATAGTATGCAACGATACTATTTCCTTCCTTGTCTCTAACTTCTTGAGCATCTGAGATAACGTCCTCGCCGGACTTCAGTAACATAACTTTAACAGTCATAGTGATAAATTCGTATCCTCTAAGTTTCTAATGTGGTTTGAAAGTTTATCAAGGTATCCGAGATTGCGTAACTCTTTGAACACTAGGTTCTCAAGTGCAAACTCTCCACCTTGTTGAATTGCAGACGCTCTCATGTCACGAATTCTTTTTTGAAGTTTACGTAAAACATCAGAATCATCTGCTTCGTTTTCTATGAGATCATCGATCTTTTCTACCATAGCACGAATTTTTCTAAAAAGCAAGGGGTCGGACAGATTAACCTCTGTCTGTCTTGGTTCCAGAATCCATTCGCCCTTAATGATTGAGTATACTCCCTGGTTTGCAGGAAGTGGATCATTCTCATCTTGAGCATACAACTCCACAGGATGAGAATAAATCTTAATGTCATGAACTAATGCCCATAGTTTTTTCTTGTCTCTCAGATAATCGTCTAAGAGTTCTGGACAATCTGCAATCTTGGATTTGTCCACTACCAAATGCAAATCTAAATCGGAAAATCTTGTGTAGTTGTAATTAGCATTACCACCCACTAAAATCATATCCTTAATTGCTTCAAATGGAATCTTTGCAAACTCTGCCCACTTATATCCAATCTGAAGTAATTTTTCCCTAACCTCAGGTCGGAGACTCCTTTCATGCCAGAATTTTATATTAAGTTTCTTATGATATCTCAGAGTCAACCTGAGAGACTGGAACGATTTCACTGTAGTATAGGCACTTTAATTTATTTATCCTTTTAGATAAGACAATTATTTAATTTCATATACTTTTAACTTCTGATGATCTGGAACAATTTTGTGGATATTAATTGTCAATAGTCCATTTTCAAAAGTAACTTCACCAATCTCCTGATCGTCACAAAGATTAATCGTTCTAGTAAAAGTTCTTGTTGCTACTCCTCTATGTACATAATCCACATCAGAAGTATCTTTGGATGATTTTGATTTAATTGTTAGCACATTAGTTTGGGTAGTAACTTCAATATCATCCTTTGACCATCCTGCAAGAGCAATCTCAAATTTGACGTGCTCGTCATTAACTTTAATTTTATTATATGGAGGATAAGAATTTTGTGGAGTTCCTACTCCAGCAGAATGAAGTCTGTAAAATAAATCATCATACCCAACACTAGATCTTGTTAGTGAATTAAAAATGGCATCAAGATCTTTTGTCGTAAACCTTGTAAGTCCGTTCATTTATATGCTCCTTATTAAGCGAGTTTTATTGTGTGGTCCCCGAAGGCAACCAATTATATTTATATCAACATATAAAAAAAGAGGTATAGAATAAACCGTACCTCTTTTTGGGGTGTTCCGACTTTTGTAGAGACCGCACGAAAGTCTCATTTGTATTTATGTCTATATAAATATAGTGCATTATAAATCTAACATGAAAAAAGCATTACTTGCTTTTGGTATGGTTTTGATGAGTGTGTCATCTGCATCAGCAGGTGGTCTTACAAGTAGATTATCCTCAAGTGTACAACTAACTGTTGATGGTCCAGTAGTATCATCAACCAGATTAGGTTCTTCATATTCTGTATCTGGTAGTAACGTTTCAGTAACTGCTTTGGGTGGTCTTACTGGTTCTTCTGCTACTGCTCCAGCAACAATTAATGCTGGAACCTACGGTATATCTACTGACGGTCAGGCATTTAGTTTCGCAGAATCACAATTTGTTGGGGATACTGTAGTAACTGCAGATAGTCTTGGAGCAAACGGACGTTTCGACTCACCAACTCTTTACTCTGACAATACTATTCAAGCAGGTGGTACTGCTGGCACTCTTGCAGGTACAATTAATACTGCTGGAGTAGTTGAAATAACTGCGGGTGGACCCGGAACTACTGCAGTTGGTCAATTTGTTAGTGAAATTACTGTATTTGATTGATATGCGTAAACTACAAGAATCAATCGGTTTGGGATTGCTTCTTGGTGTAATTCACGGTTTGGTACAACCGGTACATTCTGTGCCAGTAGTACCAAATTTTACACAAGGTTCAATGACAAGCCGAACCGAAACGAAAACAAGTATTACCGAAGTTATAAATTCAATGGATTATAACACTGGATATCAATATTCAGTAACTGGTACTAATGTAAATACTGTTAGTGGAAATATAAATCTTCCACAAACTAAAACAACAAACAGCATAGATGGGGTGACATCGACATGGACTGGATTACAAATAGGTTCTCAAGACTGGAAGTTAGTAAATCCTGGGGCAGGGTTTCAGTTCACAGAAACCTATCAGGGACCAGGATTAAGCAACCAGACAATAATTCAAAGAGAAACTATAATAGAATCAGCAACAGACACTACAAGTATCTTCTCTCAGTAATTGGTTACGGTTTATTATCAGCGACTCCTGCGATGGGTAACACTGTGGGCGGTGTTAGCGCCACCGCTAACCCTGTTGCTAATTCTTCAGGTAGTGTTACTAATCAAGCAATACAAGTTTTACAGGGTCCATACATCACAAACACTTATGGTGGTGGGATCCAGTGTCAGGGACCAACTTTAAATTTCACCCCATATGTAACAGGCAGTGTTTCTTCTGCTAGACCATATGAACCTTACTACGATGATCCAGTTTATGATGTAACTGATAATTTTGGTGCTTTTGATGAAAATGGAAATGCAATAGGAGATGGCATTTTAGATAATCCAGGTGACGTAGTTTTCTTTAAACGTACACGAACTGGACAGAAGGATAATTATAATGTATCAGTAGGATTTTCTGCCACTTGGTCTAAACCCATGGATAGTAAATTACAAGATGAATGTAAACGAGCGGCAGCAACTCAGATTGCATTACAAGAACAACTGACTGCAAATAAGAGATTAGACTTTGAACTTGCCAGACTCAAGAATTGTGGAAATTTAATGAAAGAAGGTATTATGTTCCGTCCAGGATCAGAAATGTCAAAAATTTGTTCTGATGTTTTAGTAATGAATAAAAATTATATTGCGCCACATAGACATTCTATTCCTGCTCCTACCTCCTCAAATCCCTCTGCAACTGGCGTCTCTCAGCAACCGAAAGAATAACATCCTCCTTTCCCATGTTTTTTTGGACCTTTTGAATTATTTTTTTCACAGCAGGTTTGATTAATTTTAATAAAAATTCTGCAAGTGGTTTACCAAAAACTGCTGCTGCAGCTGCTGCTGTTGCAATAGTAACCGTCGTACTAACTTCTTGTGCTGATGGTAAATATTCTTCTACAAATGATAACTCTTCTTCAACTTCAACTGGTTCTTCAGTCACTGTTACTACAGGAGGACCAGGTAATTTTTGATTAAGTAAGTCTGAAGTTTTAGGTACTGGGGGTGTAGTCTCCTCTAACTTAGGCATTGCCTCTGGAGGACCAGTAAGTATTAATTGATTTGGTTCGTAGTTTAATGGATCAAAAGATGGTAATTGTCCGTCACAAAAAACAACATTACCATTAGGATCATCATCAATTAATCCAGGACCATTAGGATTTACCTCAACACATCCGGGAATATTAACAATCGGAGAACCTATAGTGACCGTTACTGGTGGAGAATTAGTTATTATAGGTTCAGGTAAACCTGTAAATACACTTCTAACAGGAGGGATAGTTATATCCCTTATAGGTTTAATATTTACATCACCAATATCAGGCATCAGTCTTTAAAAATATTAGAAATTGCAGTGAATAAGTGAAAAAATATCACGTAAAGAAAAAATTTATCTTGATTATCTTTCGCAGTTTGTTTTTTTGGTTTTTGATATACAGTCTTTGACTTTTGATATGCAGTTCTTGACATTACAAACTCCAGTTTATTCATACTATATAACATTCTAACAATCGTTAACTATATTTCTAAAATGGTAATGAAGGACCTGGCATCTTATCGGTTTTAGGTGTTGATGGAATCACTCCACCTGTTGCAGATGGCATCTTTGGCATTGAAGAATTCATCATACCAGGAAGCGCACCAGTGACTGCTTCTGTGGCAGCTTTAATTACATTTTGTTTTGCATCCTCAATTAAAGCATCTTTATTAGAATAAAGATAAACACCACCACCAACAACAGAAGCAGATACAACGAAAGAAGCAAGCGAAAGAAGGTTAATTAGAGTTTGCATAGTTCTAAAGTCTGTAGATATCGTTTGGTTTTGTAGGTTTAGTAGATAATTGAATTGGTTGTTGTTCTATTTTTATAGTTTGAGATGGAGCAGTTTGTGATGCTGCTTCAATTAATCTCTCAACATCCGCTTTACTTATGCCCGATCCACCCTCACCTTTGCCTTTAGCTGCCTGAACACCAAAAGTAGCTAAGACCCCGGTGAAGACAGAGGCGATGAATGTTGGATCCAATTTTTGTTCGGGAATTCCAAGAGCAGCTGGTAGTTTGATGTATGCCAAAGTAAGAATTCCGCCACTCCAAATAAGGATACCAAGACGGACAAAAGTAGACAGAATTGCAAGTTGTTCTTCCTTGTCA